GTCAACAAAATCGAAGCAACCTGCATGATTACTAGCATTTTGTTGACGTCAACAAAAAGGCCCATCCTGGTGCGCTGTAGTCGTTAAACCCTGAAGCGCTTTTGGATATCGACCTCTACACTTTGTTAATAAAGTATCGATTACCTTGTTTTACCTGTTGTAACTTACCTTCTTTTACTAAAGAATTACATAAACGTTTACCATACGATGTGTTATCAGGAAATAGTGATTTAATTAAACTAGCTTGTGCAATTGGTTCGTGAGAAATTGCTGATAGTATAGATTTTTTATCAATACGTTCTTGTTGAACTCTATTTTTCTCTTCTACAACTGCTTTTTGATCTTCATTATAATCATAGGCATTATCAGGGTAGTCATTTAATAAGAATGATTGAATTTGGTCACGAGCATCATCAAAGTCACTACTATGCATAGAATTATATTCATCAACACCACAGGTACCTTTTGAGTAGAGAAATTCTTTGAATTGAACAAGATGATTTTGCATTTGAGATACTATAGATATAATCTTCTTAATAGAGTATTGGTCGGATAGTTTATCCATTAATTCATCAGATTTATCAATATATTTCAATTCTTTAATATCATAACTCGTTGAGCTGAAGCAATCAGCATTACCATTAAAATTTGGAATTGGCAACTCAGGTTCATCAATGATAGATAGAATAGTAGACATATCAGTTGCAGATAATCTAAATTTATCTAGCTCTATTTCATGTAAACGATTAAGTTCAGAAAGATCTTCTGCTTCTTTTGTATCTTGAATAGCTTTTTCTTCTATTTCAGTATCTGTATGAATATGTGCAGTAATAATTCCATTTTCAATAGCTAATCTACACATATGTTTACATGGATAATCAAAATTTGCATTTTGACGATTTTGAAAGTCTGGACAGGTACAACTAGATAAGGTTACTATATATGGTTGAGGTTGAGTGCCAAATATATAACAAACACCGTTATTCCTTTTAATTGATTGAGAAGAAATCCATGTAGCGCGTTCAACTCTATGTTGAAAAGAATTGTTGTTAGCAGCTAACCAATGATTCCAATACTCATCGATAGATAGTTCGTGACTATGGGTAGAAATAGATGAGTGATTAAAATTAGAATTTACTTCGAAAGATAAATCAAGAGTATCTGTGGTATTAGCAGATTGCTTTGTGAAACAACTAAATAAACATTTTAAAATTTTTAACATAATAACATCTCCCCAGTTATATAGTTAAATAATATGATGATAAAAGTCGATTCCGTTAAGGTCTCCGTCTTCAACTTTAGACATTCTAACCATACGTTCGACTAAATTAACGTGATGATCTACATAAAAGTCATCACGAATAATATGACTTAACTCATGCTTTATTTCCTCCTTCATGCGTTCATGAGGGAGGTTTTTATTAATGTATATATTATGAGTATCTACATCTTCTGATTCCTCAGAAACTGCTTTAGCATTTGGTAAGTCACAATAGATAAGGTTAATAACCAATACTACCACTCTCCCTTGTGTGTATTACTTGTGTTTAGATTTTAAGAACTCTATATATTTGACTGCTTCTTCCATCTCCTCTTTAGTAATATCTTTAGCAGCAGAGAAGAGCATACGAGCCCCTGGACGTGTGCGTAGGTATTCAGCAAATTCGGCTGCTTCACGGTCGGTGTAATAGCCGTCTGTATATTTCTCTACTAGTTCAGATTTAGGAACACCAAAATAGTTTGCCAATAGTTCAATTTTATCGATTCTAGGATATGTATTTCCCTTTACCCAATCGGTAAACGTAGTATACTTTAACCCTAAATCAGCGCATATTTTATTGCGATCAATTCCGCGACTATCCATTAGTCGTTGAATATTCTCAGCCATAATAGCCTTGTTACCTAAATCACTCATAAGAACCTCTCAAAAATAGAATATATTAATTAATACACCTATATATTACGATATTTTCGTAATAAAATCAATATTTTACGGAAATTTTACGATAGTTTAAGTTTGGTTTATAGACATTACGGATAAACCGTAGTAGAATGATGATTGTAAACAAGATGTGAGTATCGAGAAAGGAGGTAGCTTATGAAGTACACATTAAAGATGTTAAGGGCTTCAAAAAATTGGTCTCAACTTACGGCAGCTAAAGCGATTGGAGTGTCTGTTGATACTTGGGGAAATTGGGAGCGCAAACGCTCTTACCCTGATGTTCCTCACATAAAAAAGATTCAAGAAGTATTTGGTGTAGCGTATGACGACATTATTTTTTTATAGTTAGTTACGGTTAAACCGTTACGGAGGACAGTATTATGAAACAATTCGCAATCAGAATGTTCGGCGAATCCATTAAGGAGCGCATGAACGAGTTAGGCATGACTAAGACGGCGCTGATTGAAAAGGCTGAAATTTCAATGGATACATTAAACCGAGCTATCAGCGGACGATCAGTGCAAATGTCGACAGTCGTAGGCATCTGCTATGCATTATGTGTAGATGATAACGAAAGTAACGACTTTTGGGAAACCGATTACTACAACCCTAAATTAGATAGGAGGTAGCTATGAATAAAGAATCACTCTATGAATTATGTTCGCTATGCTTATGGATTTTAGCATTAGGTATATCCTCTAGCATAAGTTTATTCATCCTAGTATGGACAGCTCGACTAGCATTTAGCGTTTAGCGTTTAGGAGGACATTATGAATAAGATGTGCATCATATCGATGGTAGGAAGGAGTTAGTTATGATCACTAAAACTATTGCTGTGAGCCAAATGGCTATAGTTCTCGGGTGGACATTAACCGCCGTTCGGGAATGCATCGCCAGAGATAAATTCCCTTTTGCGCAGTGCTGGAAAACAGAGGGTAAAAAAGGGCGAACCTTCTCTATTGATAAAGAGGGGTTCCGCTTTCATCTGGCCAACACACTGGGGTGGCCAGATGAGAAAATCAATGAAGCTTTTAAGGAGGCAAACATCATATGATGAAAGTAATTTACGTAATTCGTATTATCGCAGCCATATTGGTAGTTGGTGCAGTTGGTTCTATGGATATTGATCGTATCGATTTATGGACTGGTATGTGCCAGGGGCTACTCGGTATTACTATTTGGCTACTCACTGGTTACTGGATTGTGGAACTAAAAGAGTATGAACGATAAGCGCTGCTCCTTTTGTAATAAAAGGATTAAAAGCCCTTACACAAACTGGTCTTACTTAACTGGTAAGCCCCGTATTGTGTGTGACAACTGTAAGGAAATACATCCAATCGTAAACAGATATAGACAGAGGAAACAGAAATGACAGAACAAGAAATTTTGTACAACGCCTACAACGAAAGCGGAGTACAAACAAATGAAGAAGTAATGGCTTTACTAGGGTGGTCAAATGACAAGGTCCGTAATATCAAAGCAAAATTGAAGATACGCGGCTTTATTGATTACACATTTGGTTCACCAGTTAAAATCCTTAAACCGTATAGGGAGGTAATAGATACCCCTGAAACGTTTAAGGCTCAAATATATCGCGAAATGCTTGAGGTCTACATGGAAGACTTTAGAACGCAAGATACGTTCAAGGATAGGCTTCTAGTAGGTCAAGAAATTCGTATGATTCTTAAATGTGTATAAGGAGAATAGTATGCCAAACATTACAAAATCAGCAGTTCACGCCTTTGTTCGAAGCGAATATTTGAAAAAGCACGAGCCTTTGAGAAATGCACGAAAAGAAGCGCTGCAGAGCGCCATAGAATCAAGTCATCTATTTATAGATTTTAAAAACATAATGGCCTCTGCAGAATCGGTTGCAAGTGCGTTAGAAAAAGCCGGATACGGCTCAGAATTTAGACGAAACCTTGTCTCTTGTGATAAGGCGTTAAATCGTACAATAGGCAATTTGTATACGGCGGGTCTTGATAAACCTAGTGACGAGATTAGAGCATTATATGCTATCGCAAAGCCGTATGATGAAAACCTTAAAAAGATAGAGCAAGCCTATCAATCGGCGCGCCGTGTTGTCGATACTGCCCCTAGTGGCAAAGCAGCAGCTGATATTTTAAAATCGGCAGGACTTGACTTCTATGCGTGGCAAACTACTGACACGGGAGCAGCATTAGATTTAAGCGCTTTGAAAGGCGGTGATTAAATTGCGAGATTGTACGACGTGCCCTGATAAAGATTACTGCATTCCTGACGAATGCCTGGGCGCAAAAAAAATGCCCTCACGCACGGCAATGCGTAAAGGGCACATAGAAAAATATCCATTTAAAGTATATCACAT